CAGCAGCGCGCTTCGGCACCGGCGCCTAACCGTTCGCTCAACCCGGACCCCTTGGGGCCGGCGTCACCGTCTTGCATGTCAATCTCCGTGCAGCCCCAAGGGGCCGGTTAGCTCAAACGTTAGGCATCAGAGACCCGCCCCTTGCCATCGCACACGCTGCATTCGCGGTCGGTGCCGATGTCAGGGTCGCGCGTCACCCAGCCGCTGCCGTTGCAAGTCGTGCAGGCTTCCTCGCGCTGAATCACGCGCTCCGAAGCGTTATGCGGCTCGCGCGGGCACACGGCAGCAGCAGCGCGAACGATGGCGCGGCGGGTTGCTTCTGCTGGGTCTGTCGCTTGCTCTGGCTTCACAAACGCCGATGCGGTGAAGATCGGCTCAGATGCCAGGCATTCGCCTTCATCCGAGAAAACCTCACACTCGTGGTGGCGCACGGCAACAGTGAACCGAAGCGCAACGGCCAGCCACAGTGCGTCGCCGTCATCGATCAGCGGGTTCCACGAATTGCACTCGCCAGAAGAGCTATCTGCGTGCAGTGCCGGGCCGCCTCGGTGCGCGCTGTCCCAGTCTTGAATCTTCTTTGACCAGCAGGTCAGGTGATCCATCCCAGCCGCCTTAGCCGCCGCTTCAAGTAGTTCACGGTCTTCCATGCTTTGCTCCTATTCGTTCCAGCCGCATAACTTGCGGCGCAACGGACCCGCTAAAGCGGGCCGCTGCCCTTTACGTTATGCCCCAGCATCCGTCTCGTTGACGGCTCCATCCTCGCTGCTGATCTCGCCCGTGTCTGCGTCGATCGTCATCAGCGAGTCGGTGAGCAAGTTGTCCTGGGGCACGCCGGCCTCGGCTTGCTCATCGAGTCCGACAGCGCGCGCTACCTCGATCGAGACGGGTAGGTACTTGAACAGCCGCCGGATCACAGTCTTCTTGGCCATCTCCTCGAAGTGGCTCACCCACGGGCCGCTGGTGCCGGCCTTGCTCTGTGCGCGCGTGCGCTCGATGTCTGCCCTGCTCATCACCTCGAACTGCACGCCGCCGCCCTGCAAGCGCGCCACCGCGTAGACGAAACGCAGCGCGCCGCGATCGCTCGCTTCCCAATCGGGCTCATGGGTGAGGTCAGGGTGCAGGCCGAGGCGCACGGCGAACTTGTCGGAGGCGTACACCGCGCGCGCCTCCAGGCTGACGATCTGACCGCTGCGGCGCGCGAGGTCGATCATGCCCCGGTAGCCGACGATGAACTGCACGTCCGTCGTGCCGCGCTTGCGGTTCTCGAAGGGCAGCAAGTAGGCGTGGCCGAGCGCGCCGCCGGGTTCGAGGCCAAGCTGGGCGCACTGCATGAGCGCACCAAGGAAGGACGCTTGGTCGCAGCGCATGAGCGCCGGCGTTTTGCGCAACTCGGTGAGCGCGATGCGTGCCAGCCGCTCCGCTGTCATGTGCTTGGGCAGCGCCAGCGCGAGTTGCGCCTTGACCTTCGGGTCAACGAGCAGGGAGGCGAGATCGCGCGGCCCGCTGCGCGCTGCGACCTCGGTTGCGGGCTTGCCCGTTGCTGCGCTCTTGAGCGCGTTGCTCGTGGTGGTTGTGGTTGTCGTGTTCATGTGGTTGCTCCTGTGTTCACTTGATGACGAAACGCCGGCTTCCCGGCTTGGTGGTGGTGTGCTGCTGCAACACCTCGGACGCCGGGGTGGCTTGCGCCGCCCGTGCCTCCTCGTACAGTGGCGCGAGCGCGCTGAAGGCTCCCTGCCAATCGACTTGCTTGCCCGGCTTCGCGGCCTTCCATGTGATGAGCGGCGAGCCGTCGATACTGAGCCCGCTGTGCGCTCCGATGTCGATCTGCAACGCATCGCGCAACTCAGCCTCTCGCGCTGCGAGTTCGTCGCCTTGCGCTCGCACCACCTTGAGTTCGTTGATGCGTTCGAGCACGTCGGCGGCCTGCGACACGTCGCGCATGTTGCCGTCGTCGCGCGGGAACAGCGTCTGCACATCACGGCCCGATTGCGGCTCGGGCGGGATGCGTTCGAGCACGTTGCAGCGCCAGAATTCATCGGCGCGAGCGATCATCCCAGCGATCGTTTCCTCGTCCCGCAACAAGCGGCGCGTCAGGTAACGCTGCCCCCCGACGAGAACGGCGAAGTCGCACCATTCAAGGCCCGTGAGTGCCAGATACCACATACCCTGGGCTTGGTAGTGGGCCGGGATCGTCTCGCCGCCGGATGCGTCTGAGCCCATCCAATCGTCGAGCTTGTACGCGCTCGCCGTCTTGCACTCAAGCACGCCCTCGGCCCCCATCAGCACGCCGTTCACGTAGCGTGCGCGGCTGATCGGCTCAAGGATGGCGCGGTCGATGTTGCCGATCAAGAACTCGTGCCTCGGGTGCCGCAGCATCTGGTTCACCCGCTGCACACGGCGTTCGGTGCGCTGCGCATATTCCCGCGCCACAACGTCTTCGAGCGTCGTGCCCCAATACATCGCTTCGTTCGTCTCGAAGCTGTCCTGGCGCTGGCCCGTCTTGTCGAGCCAAACGTCTACGGCGGTCGACCAGGGGTTGAGGCCGAGGATGGAGGAAATGTCGCTGCCGCCGATTCCGGTGCGGCGCGCTGCGAGCCAAGCGGCTCGGTCGTTCGTTGCTGTTGCCATTTCGTGTTCTCCTTGGGTTATCAGATTGAGAAAAGCAGCGCCACCGTAAAGTAGATCGTCAGCAAAACGCCGACGACCAACACCACGTCGATCGCCCCGAGCAGCAGCGCGACCCAATTCGGACACTTGCTATAGCGCTCGATCGGGTCGGCATATTCGACCGTGTTGCGGAACGCATCGCCGAAGGTGCGCGGGTGCCTGCGCGTCGTCGGCGTGCCGTACTTGTCGTCGTGCGCGTTCATGCGTAGAACCTCCACGTTTGCTGCGCCACCGCATCGAGCAGCGACCACCATTCGTTGTGCGGTACGTCCTCGGTGTCGCCACCGGCCCAGCGCGTTGCGATGAGCAACTCGCGCATGATCTGGGCATCTCGTCGATCTGCGGCTGTGCCCATGATCACGGCGAGATGGGTCAAGTCCATGTCGGGTGCGATGTGCATGGCTCAGCCCTCCCGCGCTTGGATGAGCGTGCCGCAGAGCGTCACGTCTGGAGCGTCGTTGATCGCATCATCAAACGGCTTGTCCTTGAGCCTACGCGTGTCGCCCTCGCGCGTGATGGGGTGCAGGGCTATGGTTACACCGCCGAGCGTGTAGAACGCGAGCATCAGGCATTCCTCGCGGTTGCGGCGCTCGCTCACGGGGACGCCCGCTGCGGATAGCGCCGCGCACAAATCGGATTGGTCTTTGTCGTAGGAGACCATCAAGCCCTCGGCGGCGTACATCACAAAGGCGGCACGCTCGATCTGTTCGAGCGTCGCGTGGATCAGCTTGACGAGCAGCGCCCTCGTCGGATCGACTGCGATGACCGCCGAGATGCGGTCATCGGACATCGAAAGCAGATAGCGACCCTCGGCGTCGTAGACGATCAGGTACTGGTCGAGCACTTCAACGCCAGCGCTCAGCGCGCTACGCGCCGCTTTGATCGTGCTGTTATGCACCGTGCGGAACTGTTCAGTGTCGTGGGACATGGTGTAGGTTCTCCGTGTAATGTGGCAGTGAAAATCAGTGGCGCGACCAAGTAGCGCCGCCGTCGTGCGAGTGCTCACCGCAGGCGATCGCTCGCGGGTCCATGCGGTTGCCGCTCATCGCTTCAGCGCGCAGCAGTGCGCGGCGAAGCTCCGGCGCGTTCGCCAGCGCGCGGTAGGCGCACAGATCGCTGACGCCCTCGTTGTCGCGCCATCCGCTGAAGGCAATGCTCCCGCTGCGGCCGACCACCACCTTGACGGTGCCGGCCCCGATCGCGGCTTGCAGTCGCTTCAGCGCTTCGATCTGGCGCACCTTGGCCTGTTCGGTCAAGTTGGGTTGGGTCATGCATGGCATGGAAGTCACTCCCAGTCGATGTTGAGCGTCGGGGCCTGGATCGTCTCGCGCGTGGGGTTGGGGTCTTCGATCGGCGCGAGATCAATGGCCGGCGCTTGCACTTCGATGGCGATCATTTGCTCGTCGCTCGATTCGATGTCGAGCACCGAAAAGCGCGCATTCTCGATCGCGTCGAGTTGGATCGAATCCACCACGCTCGCTGCCGTCTCTCCGGCTTTCTCGACACGGCGCACGATCTCGCGGGCGACCTTGCGCACCTCGTCGATGGCAGCGCTGACCTTCGCGGCGGCGTCGGTGTTCAGCATCCCGCTGAGTTTGCGCGCTGCGCTCGCCGCATCGCGTATCGCTTTCGGGTCGGCGCGCCTCACGCTCGCCTCCATGTCGCCAAGCAGATCGCGCACCTCGGAAGCGATCGCCGCCGCCGCTTGCTCATCGCTCTGAGCGATGCGACCAGCAAGCACCCGGAACTCGACGCGGGTGACTTGTGCGCGCTCGTTGTGTGCGTCGGCTATCTTGCGCGCGTCCGCTATCGCTGCATCGAGGTCGTCCTTGGCGTCTTCGGGACAGAGCAGGCCGAAGGCGCTGTTGCAGCACTTCGAAGCGATCAGCGAGCGAATCTGGCCGCGCGCCACGATGGCCGCTTGGTGCTCATCAGCGTCCGTCGTCTCGCGCGTCGTCTCCCAGCGCGCAACGCGCACACCGGACTCGACCTCGTGGTCGGCTTCGAGGTCCACCTTGGTGTAGATGACCCCGCCGGTTACGGTGGTCTTCAGCGCAACCAGCAGGCCGGGACGGATGATGGAGGTCTTCATGGTGCTGTCCTTTTCAGAAGTCAAGGATGCGCGCCGCTTTGAGGGCGGGCGCGGTTTCGGGGAGGCTGGCGGGGCGTGCGCGACCGATCGCCCACTGTCGGAGCGTCGTGATCTTGTCGCTTGCAGTGCGTGCGAGGGGCACCGTGGCGCGTGCTGCGCTGATCAGGTCGTCGGTCGTGATCGGTCGTGCGAGATCAGCGAAGGCGGCGAACATCGCATCGGGCACCAGCGCGCTGAGTTCGGCCCCGGTGAACTCGACGGTGGCCGCAGCCACTGCGTCGACATCGATGCTGCTCGTATCGCGTCCGTACTCCGCAAGTGCTGCTCGTAGGATCGCGCTGCGCTCGTTCATCGAGGGAAGATCAACGAAGAACACTTCGTCGAACCTGCCCTTGCGTAGCAGTTCCGGAGGGAGCTTCGATACGTCGTTGGCGGTGGCAACCACAAACACGCTGCCGGCGCGGTCTTGCATCCATTGCAGGATCGCCCCGAGCGCATCGCTCGACACGCCGCCGTCCGCTGCGCCCTGCGTTGCCCCGCCGAGGGCTTTCTCGATCTCATCGAGCCACAGGATGCAGGGCGCGACCGTCTCCGCGACCTTCAGCGCTTTGCGGATATTGCCCTCGCTCTCGCCGACCCACTTGCTCTTGAGCGCGCCCATGTCCAGGCGCAGCAGCGGCATGGCCCACGCGGCGGCGATCGCCTTGGCGCTCAGCGACTTGCCGCAACCGGGAACACCTACCAGCAGCACACCTTTCGGAGCGCGGAGCCCGTAGGAGCGTGCTGCGGGCGAGAAAGCGGCGCGGCGCTGCAAGAGCCAGCCCTTGAAGCATTCGAGCCCGCCGACACCATCGAGGCCAGCTG